TGCATCTAATAATTGACGGAGAGCAGCCGTTGCCGTTCTGCTCAATCCGCCAATCATATGAATTAATCCAAAGCCATAAAATCCTAGTCCTGGCAGAAATTTGAAGTGGACAAAATATTGGATCTTACTTTTCTTTAGATCATCGGGCGCATAGTTTCGTCTAATAGACAAAACTTTCCTACTACCTTCTTCGACTGTAACGAGGTAAGGTAATTTTATTCCTGTTGGTTCACCATCTGCTCCAACATCTTCAAAACCTTCTAAGTCTAAATTAACATGACACTCTAACAAAGTATAAACAGGTTCATTCTTACCTGTCTTCTTAGTTCCTTCTAGTTCACGTTCTTTTTTAGATAGTTCTCCATTAGTATCTGTACCTGGAGGACCTAACTCTACATCACTGTAGAATCCATTGACTTGTTGTTTTCTTAATTCGTTTTCTGAAATTTTCACGGTATGAATAACTGCTTCCGCATCGTCTAATGAGGTAGCTGTGTACGGAACAATTAATTCATCCGCTGGTACAAACTTTGATACCACTCTTCCAAGTGGTACATCGTAGTAAACTTTTTTAAATGTAGATCCAGCTAGTGGTAAATGAAATAACATAGAATCAAATTCAGATTCATATTCTTTCATCGTGTCCATGATTAAATAATTCATATAATCTTTAACACGTTGTGCTTGCTGTTCTGTTGCAGGATTTTTAACTCCTATAACTTGTGTTCTAACTGGTCCATCACTTGGTAATAATTCTTTGTAAGCTTGAGCTTGAAACTGAGTTACTGCTTCTGCAAGAACTGGGTGTGTTGCACCTGAAGCTCCTTGAAACGGTTCAGTTCTGTTTTCATATTTGAAACCTAGTAAATCTAATCCTGTTGTATAAGCGCTCTCCCATTCTTTTCTAGAAGATTTGTAGTCCATGTAGTTTTGAACCATTTCGTTTCCGATTGGTTCTAAATTTTCTTCAGGTAAAATATCTGCTAAGTTATCAAAATGATTTTGTGTTCCTGATACATTAACTGCACTTGGATCAAAATCAATTGTAGCTCCACCATCTTCTTCTGGTAAAATTTCAACGGGTCCTTTTTGTGATTCTTCTTCCTCCTGAACACTGACTTCTTCTTGCATCTCTTCATCTGAAGGAATCTCAAGTTTAGTTCTAGTGTTAGGGAGTCCTTTATCTATATCTGCCATATATTACTCCTATACCTTCTTAACACGATTAAATAAATAAGACAAGCCCTGTGAATCAGGGTTCATGGATGTTGTCATTGCACCTGATCTATCGCCTGCCATTTTAGCAATACCACCGCCTGCAAGTTCAATTGCTTCTAAACCTGTTGAAGGTTGTAGTATGTCTCTTTCCTTAGATCTCATTTCTTTTTCTTTTGCAAACTCTTCTCTTCTTTTTTGATCAAGAGCTTGCGCATTAAAAAACATATCTAAATCAAAATCTCCTTTAAAACCCTTACTTGGAGGTAAAATAGTATTAAATGGTTTAGACTGTTCAATAAGTTTTTTTTCTAAATCTTCTGCTTTTAATTTATTCATAGCTTGTGTTCTATATCCACCACCTTGAGTGGATAAATCTTCTGCTCTTAATAAATTATCGTATGTATCTTGAAATTTTTGTGCTTTTCCATAATCTGCATATTTTTCTTTTAACTGTTCTTCTTCACTTTTACCGAACAAACCATAAGTAGCATTAGATACAATCTCATCTTTGTTTGCACCTTTTGCATAATCAATAGCAGCTAATGGTGCCGCAATACCTAATTCAGTTAATAAACCCCAACCTGTAAATTTAGCTGCACCTTTAAATGCATTCATACTTTTTCCAAGTTTATTAACTCTTGAAATCGCAGCATCATCACCTTGTTGTACTTTGTCCATGTTTTGTTTAATTGATTGTGCATAAGCTCTTGGGTCATTACAGTTAATTGTTCCACCTGATTTTCTTGAAAGAATGCATTCAAAACCAGAATCAGCTAATTTTTTAGCTATTCCTTTTGATTGTGCTTCAGTAATTTTTTTAAAATCTGCTTCAGCACCTGTATCTTTTAAAGCTGTTTTTAAAAATTTATTTCCTTTTATTTTATCTCCTTCTTCAAAAGCTAAAATAGATTGTTGTAGAGATGGGTCTAATTTATTAAAATTTTTTCTTTGAGAACCACCTGCAGCAACATACTCATTAATAAATGATTTACTATCTTCTATTAAATTAGGGTTTGTTAAAGAAAATTTAGTTGTACGTCTAGTAACATTATCACCATCAACATCTAATATAGTTCTTGGCTTACCATATTCTTTTTGTTTGTTTAAAATAATTTTATTTATTTTTTTAATATATTTTGGGTCTTTTGTTTTTTCAAAAAACCTTGCTTGACCTGTTGCATAAGTATCATAAGTTGAACCTGCAGCTAAATTTGTATCAGGCATTGTTGCTACAATTTCATTTAAAGTTGCAGGATCATCAAAAATTAATGCACGTGCTACACCACCTGGATGTTCAATACCCACTCTTTCATAAAAACCAAATAACTTTGCAACAGGATCTCTTTTAACTTTGTAAGCATAATTAAAATAATCGCTGGCTGTATTAATTTTTTTACCTTTTAAATTTACATTAGGAATTAATCCTTGTTCTTGTGCAAAAGGTATAAGAGTTTCAACTGCTTTTTTATAAGTGCTTTTATTTTTTAATTTATTAAAAGAATTTGTTTTTTTAATTTTGTCATATAATTTTGTAGCTTCTTTATCTCCTTTAATTACATTAGATAAGTCCGTGCTTAACCTACCTAAAGGTTTGGTATAATCACGTTTACCTTCTAACATTTTTAAAATTTGTTTTTCATTTTTATCAAAATATTCAATACTTATTTCAGCTAAGTTTTTACCTTTTTTTAAATCTGCAATTAAATCTGTTTTTTCATAATTTTTGAAAAGACCCGTTAAGCCAGATTCAGATTGCAATTTAGTTCCAGTGGCATTAAATTTTCCGTCATTACGAGCTATGTTCTTTCTGATAGAATCCATGTTAGGTTCTTCAATACCTTTGCTTTTGTAATACTTGATAGCTTTGTCGTATTCTTTTTTAAATTTTACTTTTTGTTGTTTTTCTAAAGCCAAAGAACCAACATCTTGTCCTCTTCTTACACGTAATTTATCAGATTTATCGGTTAGTTTATCGTATTTTTCTTGACCGTATTTTTCTATGTTTGCTTTTTCTTCTGAAGTTAACTTAAAATCTTTTGACCTTGTATCACTAATAAATGTTTTATCTTTAATATCAGGAGCTTTTCTTGAAAAAAAATTTCTTAGATTAACGTCTAAATTATTTTTATTTTTATATTCTTCTAACATTTTAGAAGTAACTGTAGATCCTTTTGGTAAACTCTCTACGTATGAAACAAGTTTAGCTGTGCCTCCTTTGTCAAACATGGGCCGTGATTCAAGGACCGTGGAGCTTGGACCATCGTCATCGTACACTGCGCTTAGGTCTTTCATTCTTTTAAAAAGATCCATTTACTCTCCTAACATTCGAGCAATACCGCCGCCTGCTTTTTTGATTGATGGAGCTTGCTCACCAATTTCTTTTATGATCTCATCAATTTTAATTCCATCTGAATAATAAGGATCATTAAACACATCCCCTTCAATTCTAGCATTAACTTCTGTAACTTCTTCATACTCATCAGGCACTTTAACTGGTCTACCATCTTTACCCATGACAACCTCACCTTTTTTAAGTTCCATGATTTCTACATCAGTCATCATTTCATCACCTTCTTTATTAATCTTTTTAATAATTGTATCTCCAGATGTTACATCTTCTTCTAATACGTATGTTGATTTACCATCTTTAGACTTTAAAGTTTTTGCAATAGTTCTATCTGTTGTAGCTGTTGCATCATCTCCTAGCATTTTAATTTTTTCTGCAAGCTTAAAGAAATATGGAGGAGGTGTACTTGCTGATTGTTGTACAACTTCTTTTGCAACTTGTTTAGCTGGTTCTTTACCAGCTAATTTTAGTAAACCTGTTTTAGCTGCAGCGATACCACCACCTAGTCCTGCTAGCATTTTTAAAAATCCTCTACGGCCCATGCCACCACCTACAAAGTTTGCTCT